CAGCTCTGGGAATCATGTCGGTGGCGTCATCTAGGCGGCTACACTTGGAGGAAGACACGCCTGTTGATCAGCTTAGACCGCATTGGGAAGCAACGATGGGATCTGGAAGGTACTACCTTTTTGATCACTGGGGGTCAACGTCAGCGGATGAGTTACTATCACGAGTCAGGCACATGGCAAAGGCTTGCGACTGCCGGTACATCATCCTCGATCACTTGTCAATCGTCGTTTCTTCTCAAGAGAACGGAGATGAACGGAAAGCCATTGACGAGATTATGACCAAGCTACGCACACTGGTGGCAGAGACAGGAATCACACTGTTCCTCGTGTCTCACCTGAAGCGTACCTCTGGGACTGCACACGAGGACGGAGGCAGGATCAGCCTACAGGACCTCAGAGGATCACAGTCCATAGCACAGTTGTCAGACATCGTGATCGGCATGGAGCGTAACCAGCAACACGAGGACGAGGACGTAAGGAACACTACGTGCGTCAGGATTCTCAAGAACCGTTACGCAGGAGAGACAGGCCCAGCGTGTTGGCTACGGTACGACAAGTTTACCGGACGCATACACGAGTGTGCTAACCCAACACCACCGGAGACAGAGTTTTGAACCTAGTCTTTTGTGACATTGAAACTGACGGTCTGGACGCCAGTGTCATCTGGTGTGCCGTGTGCCGCAACAACGGAGTATCGGAGGTAATATGCAATGAACAAGATTTCAAAACGTATGTATCGGATCGCCCAAACTCAAATTGGGTTTTCCACAATGGAATCGGCTATGACTTACCTGTTCTGGGTCGCCTTTGGAATGTTAGTTTTGACCGGAGCAGGATCGTTGATACACTCGTTCTTTCTAGGTTAGCCGACCCAAGCCGGTCTGGTGGTCACTCTCTGCGTAACTGGGGAAACACTCTTGGGTTTGCTAAGGGCGATCACAACGATTGGTCGCAGTTAACACCAGCGATGATTGACTACTGCATACGTGACGTAGAGTTGACTGAAGCGGTGTACAAGCGGCTACAGGTGGAGCTAGCTGATTTCTCTCAGGACAGCATTGATCTGGAGCATCAAGTACAGTGGGTCATACAGCAACAGGAGCGCAACGGTTGGCTACTGGATCAGCGACTGTGCCACATCCTGTGTGCAAAGTTTAAGGAGAGAATGAATGTTATTGAAGAGGATCTACAGGCGATTTTCCCGCCGATTGTTGAGGAGCGATATTCAGAGAAAACTGGTAAACGACTTAAGGATAAGGTCACTGTATTCAACGTGGGTTCACGACAACAAGTGGCCGACAGGCTTACGGCTAAGGGTGCGATATGGACGGAACTCACTGCGACGGGCAAACCGGTTGTTGATGAAAAGACGCTTAAAGAGAATAGTCATGTTCCCGAAGCGAAACAAGTACTGGAATACCTCTTGCTCCAGAAAAGGTACGCACAGGTAAACTCGTGGCTAGAGCACGTACAGGACGACGGGAGGGTACACGGCAGGGTCACTACTAACGGTGCTGTAACCGGACGTATGACACACCAGAACCCAAACATGGCACAGGTTCCGTCAGTTAACTCTGAGTTTGGAAAGGAGTGTCGTGACTGCTGGGTAGTGCCAGAGGGACGCAAGCTAGTGGGTGTTGACGCTAGTGGACTAGAACTACGGATGCTCGCTCACTACATGGGCGACGAGGAGTTTACAGATGTCTTGCTTAGAGACGACATTCACACCAGAAATCAAATTGCTTCTGGACTTGCAACAAGACCTCAAGCTAAGACTTTCATCTATGCTTTCCTCTACGGGGCAGGAGACGCCAAGATTGGAAGCATCGTCGGAGGAACGGCAAAAGATGGCAATGCGCTTAGGACACGCTTTCTACGAAATACACCTTCTCTTGAAACTCTACGAGAACGAGTTGGATCTGCTTCTAGGAAAGGATACCTCGTCGGATTGGACGGACGGAAACTCTGGGTCAGATCAGAACATAGTGCATTGAACACGCTCTTGCAGTCTGCCGGTGCAATCATTATGAAGAAGGCTTTGGTATTGCTTGATAACTACGCAACACAACACAACATTGACTACAAGTTTATAGGGAACATACACGATGAGATACAATCGGAGGTGGCTACAGAACAAGCAGAGAAGTTCGGGTGGCTCGCAGTTGAGTGCATCAAGGCGGCTGGCATATCGTTTGACCTCAGATGCCCCCTTGACGGAGAGTACAAAGTGGGAACAACTTGGGCTGAGACTCACTGAGGATATGAAGATGGCTACTGATCGTCCTTGTAGAATGTGTGATAAACCTCTGGTAGAGGGAGAAAACGTAACTTCCAAAAGACTAGAGCAGAAACACTACATCTGTAAATTCTGTGAGCGTGTTGAAGTCAGAGGCAGGACGATGCGGGTTAACGGAAAGTACGTACCCAAGTCACATCCCCTGCACAAACCAGGAAACTACAGGACGTTTGAGGATGCCGCTTTTAGCAGTCTTGCGAAGTACGAGTTGAGTAAGGAAGGACAGGTGTACATCATTACTAATCCTAATTTCCCTGAGTGGGTCAAGGTCGGTATGGCTATAGACTCAGAGGACAGACTCAACGGCTACCAAACGTCTTCACCGTTCAGAGACTACGAGTTGTTCACTTGCTGGTCTGTGACTGACAGACGCTCTGCTGAGTCAGATGCACACGATTTACTAGAGAAAACGTATGACCGTAAAGGCGAGTGGTTTAATTGCACACCAGAGCAAGCACAGTCAGCTATCTCTGAACTCATGGAGCAACACAAATGAACAAACTTTACTCACTGGTAGACGATATATACAACGTAGTGTCTACCAAAGAAGTACCAGAGGACGTTGATCTGTACGATGAGATTGACCGCTTTGGTGAGAACTGCAAGCGACTCATGGCAAACCTGTTCACAGAGAAGCGTGACGGACGCAAGTTACGTATGTCTAACATTGGGCGTGATGATCGTTACCTCTGGAACGTAGTGAACAACTCTGACGTAGAAGAGGAGATGACGCCTAACACCTACGTCAAGTTTATGTACGGGCATCTGATAGAAGAGATGCTACTGTTTTTAACTAGACTATCAGGACACGAGGTTACAGATGAACAGAAGCAGTGTGAGGTTCAGGGCATTACAGGCTCTATGGATTGTAAAATTGACGGTGTTGTCACAGATATTAAATCTGTCTCGTCTTTTGGGTTTAAAAAATTCAAAGACGGAAGTTTGGCTTATGATGACCCGTTTGGATACGTTGCTCAAATTAAAGGGTATGCCCATTCGGAAGGTGAAACCAAGTTTGGTTGGCTAGCGATGGACAAACAGAACGGACACCTGACGTACCTAATGTACGACTCTGAGGACACACAGGCTCCCGTTCACGAAAAGATAAGCTACGACATAGAGGAGCACATTAAACGTGTAAAAAAGCTAGTGGAGCAACCGGAGCCGCCAGAGGTATGCCACGAAACCGTACCAGATGGCAAGAGTGGAAACAGAAAGCTCGCAGTCGGTTGTTCTTATTGTCCCTACAAATTTACCTGTTGGCCCGAAGTAAGAACCTTCATCTACTCAAGTGGTCCAAGATATTTAACAGAGGTGGTCAATGAGCCGAAGGTCACGGAAATCCAAGCTGGGTAACTTTAGGTCGGAGTTTGAAAGAGATGTCGCAACGCAGTTACAACCATTTGGCTTTAGCTACGAACCGTTCCAAGTCCCGTACAGGATTGAACGAAAGTACACACCAGACTTTGTGTACGAACTCAACGGACGAACGTACCTCATTGAGTGCAAAGGATATTTTAGAGCAGGAGACACGCAGAAGTACAGAGCGATCTCTCAGTGTCTCCCAGAGACGCAAGAACTCATATTTGTACTGATGAAGCCTAATCAGAAAGTGAGTAAAAGTACCAAACTTACTATGGCAGAATGGTGTGACAAGCACGAGATTTTATGGTATAATATAGATACACTTAAGGAGTTGGTTAGTTATGTCTCTGACACTAGAAGAAATTAAGGAACGGCTGTTGAGGTTATACGACCCTGACGATCTTCTGGAAGCTCTACAAATATCATCTGAAGAAATCTTGGACAGATTTGAGGACAAACTAATCAAAAAGATAGAGGCTTTTCATGAGGAACTAGAGGAAGAAGAGGGAGAGTATGCAGAATGAGTGGGCTACTTATTTGGATAAACACGGTAACGTTATGAATCACGGATCTTTAGACGAAGCTAAACCAGAAGAGTGGGACAGAGTGTCTAAGACATCTATAGGTAAACTGTATCACCCCAGCGACAAACACAACCCCGTGACACAACCCGATCACTACAACAAGGGAGCGATAGAGGCCATTGAAGCAATCAAGGCGTCCATGCACCCGCAAGAGTTTAAGGGCTATCTCAAGGGTAACTGCCTGAAGTACCTCTGGCGTTACGAATACAAGAACGGGATAGAGGATCTAAAGAAAGCACAGGTCTACCTTGGATGGCTCATCAAAGAGGTAGACAAATGAAAGTTATAGACGGCAAGTTTGGTAACAAAAGCGAAGACAAGAAGGAGATCACCACATCAGAGTTTCTATCAGCGTTTGTAGTCAAAGCACTGCAACACGAGGAGGAGGGACGAAAGGTAAAGGTGGCTGTTGTGATGTACGAAGACGGCGAGATGTTTGAAGTAGCGTCCAACGAGCAGTATCCTGATGGGGTGTACATGCTTCTGCAAATGGCGGCACAGGCAATCATTAACGAAACACTAGGAGTAACAGAATGAGAATAAGCGATGTAAACATACGTAATGCCACCAACGGATTCATACTTGAGTGGTATGATGACGAAAGCAAGATTATGATTTACGACACGATGGACGCACTGATTGCCGCAATTAGAGAACTACTGGAGGACTGATGGACGCATATCAACAGTACATACACAAGAGTCGCTACGCTAGGTACTTGCCAGAGGAAAAGCGTAGGGAGACTTGGGAAGAAACAGTTAGCCGGTACGTAAACTTCTGGGGCGACGATCTGCCAGAGACTGCACGTAACGAGGTTTACGAGGCTATCCACAACCTAGACGTAATGCCTTCCATGCGAGCACTAATGACCGCTGGAGAAGCACTGGAGCGTGATAACGTAGCCGGGTTTAACTGTAGCTATCTACCGATAGATCACCCCAAGGCGTTTGACGAACTGATGTACATACTGCTGTGCGGCACAGGTGTGGGCTTCAGTGTAGAGCGACAGTACGTACAGAAATTACCAGAGGTAGCGGAGACATTTCATGCAACCGATACAGTTATTAATGTGGCAGATTCGAAGATCGGATGGGCGAAATCGTTTAGGGAGTTGGTATCACTGCTGTATTCAGGTCAGATTCCCCAATGGGACACAAGCAGAGTTAGACCTTCAGGTGCCCCGCTTAAAGTTTTTGGAGGTAGAGCAAGTGGTCCAGAACCTCTGCTCGAACTGTTCAGATTCACAGTTGAACTCTTTCAGGGAGCTTCTGGCAGAAAACTTAGCTCCGTTGAGTGCCACGATCTTTGCTGTAAGATTGCTCAAATCGTCGTTGTCGGAGGAGTCAGACGATCAGCCCTCATCAGTCTCAGCAACCTCACAGACGACAGACTCCGACGTTGTAAACACGGACAGTGGTGGGTAGATAATCCCCAGCGTGGGCTGGCGAACAACTCTGCTTGCTACACAGAGAAACCAGACTTTGAGGCATTTCTAAATGAGTGGACCAGCCTATATGAATCCAGATCAGGAGAGCGAGGAGTATTTAGTAGAGTCGCAAGTCAGAAACAGGCTTCAAGAAATGAACGAAGAGATGCTACCTTTGATTTCGGAACTAATCCGTGTAGCGAAATCATCCTCAGACCCTACCAATTCTGCAACCTTTCAGAAGTTGTTGTTAGGCCACAGGATACACTCAACAGCCTCAAACGAAAGGTTCGGATTGCGACTATCCTTGGGACTCTTCAGGCTACCCTCACCAACTTCCGATACCTCAGAAATATTTGGAGAGTAAACACGGAAGAAGAAGCACTGCTGGGGGTATCTCTGACAGGTATCATGGATCACCCGTTGCTCTCAGGCAGAGGAGACAAGAATGAACTCAAGAAGTGGCTCAGAGCCATGCGTCAGGAAGCAATCAAGGTCAACAAGGAGTGGGCTGATAAACTGGGAATACAAGCCTCTACAGCTATTACTGCTGTTAAGCCTTCAGGCACTGTTAGTCAGTTGGTTGACAGCGCTAGTGGTATCCATCCTCGTTATTCTGCACAATACATACGACGAGTACGTGCAGATGCTCGTGACCCACTTTGCGCCGTCCTAGAGGCCGCTGGTGTCCCTGTGGAGGACGATGTGATGTCCCCCAGTACTAGGGTATTCAGCTTCCCTATCGCCTCTCCAGAGGGCGCTGTGACAGCCTCAGACATGGGTGCTATGGAGCAGTTGGAACTGTGGGAGATATATCAGGACGAATGGTGTGAACACAAGCCGTCCATGACTTGCTACTACCGTGACGAGGAGTTTCTTGAGGTGGGACAGTGGCTGTACAACAAGTTTGACAAGGTAAGTGGTATATCTTTCTTACCGTACTCAGACCACACGTACCAACAGGCCCCGTATGAACCGGTGGACAAGAAGACGTTCAATCAGTTGAAGAAGGATTTTCCTACGAAGATTGATTGGGACATCAATGAGGAGTCTGATATGACTGAGGGTAGTCAACAGTTGGCCTGTACCGGCAACAACTGTGAACTCTAAGTTACTCCGGTACGCTCTAGTTGGGTTGCTCTCAGGAGCGCCCAACGCCTCTTCAGACACCCTGATAAGGTCTGGATGTTCTAAAGACTATCCGGGTGTCCAGTGGTCTATCTACGAGGACACAGGAGGTAACAGGTACGTAACCAAGGACCCTAGGTCACGTAAGTGTGGGTTCTCCCGTAAACTCAATCTGTCTCTGGTCAAGGAAGCTGGGGACAGGTTTGACCCTGTGGTTATCTCTGTGGACTACAGAGACATGCTAGGCCGTGAGGAGGGCTGGGGCATGGTACACCACAGCACAACCAGAGGAACAGCCAAGAGGGTCGGGTGCTGTACCGTGGAGGTGTACGGAGACGGGTCTACGGGTGACGGTGTGTTTACTCTGGGTGTGGAGCAGATACAGTTTAGGCTTGAGCCAGAACCTGTGTGTCCTACTGAGAGTAACCTAGACTGTCAGGGGTACGAACAGAGGGGTTCTTATCCGTTTATCTACTACGGTGAAGATGATGACCGTGTGGTTACGTGGGAGCTAGGTGTGCTTATGTACGCCTCTCACGCTAAGTACGGAATAGATACACCGATAGAGTTGATGCACGAGTACCCAGAGATGTGGGACCAGTGGGAGGACAGGGTTCAGAAGTACAACGAGGTGTACGAGAAGTCAGGTGTACACGTTAGGTACGAGCTAAAGGAACTGTGGCTAGCCCACTACCACACGTTGCACGACGTAGAGAAACAGGCTAATCAACTCCCTGTGGACGTTGTGCTAGCCTACGGAACGTCTTACGCAGACACCTGTGGTGTGGCTTACCCTAACCTGAGTTTCAACGAGGGACAGCCACCGTCGTCCATGTCTAAGTGTGACATATACACTGATCTACACGAGATAGGACACTCAGTGGGTTTAGCACACGGACCAGAGAACCAAGCGTATCCGAAGTCAGGCTACATATTCCCTGAGTTTGGACACGGGTGGAACGATGTGTGCGGTAAGTACGACGACTTGATGTCCTACGGTATCCACGGGGTGTTCCACAGTAACTCTATGTTGGTGTGTAACGAGGTGGTCAACACGCCTGAGACAGCATCAGCAGGACACAGGCAGATCACTGACACTGCTTACGCTATCAACAGGGTTAGGTACAATGTGTCGCTAGTGAACGACGAGAGTTTTGACAGGAGGGGAGTCTTGAGGCCCGTTGCTACACAGGCCCGTAGACTGAGGGAGGTGATCGTGGATTAACTGAAGAACAGGATAGAGTAACCCCTGTCTTGCTTGGCTACGTCCTCTGGCTTGTCTTTCGGGTCATGCGGCGTAGTCATTCCCATTTGTTGCATCTTACGAACCTTTTCCTTTGACTTCTGACACATACTGTGGTAGTCGTGGGATGTGTAAGATACTGTGTGCTTATCGTTGTTCTTCGTTTTCATTTATAGATGCCCCTGTTAACATTCCTACTCTACCTACGTTTTTACCTACCGCCATGTAATCCTGAAGATTAGCGGTTCCTTTGTAGTCTCGCATTACCCTAGATTGGTACTGAACATTAGACTCACCCTTTTGCTTTTTCATGCCCGTAATTTCTTCTATACGAGCCACGCTTTCTGCTGGCCTGTCTAAATCTTTTTTCTCTGTTTTCTTTTTACCAACATCAAAAGAATAGATAGGCGTCGTGTTTAACAAAGAGTTTCCACCCGGAGGGTCCATGCCAAACATATCGTGACCGTCTGAGATCATTGTGTAAACTTTATCGTTTTTGGTATCAATAGCAACCCAATCGTTTACACCACCTAAGTCTTGCGCTGACGATGCGTGGCTCTCAGAAAAAGAGTAAACTCCGTTGCCTCTATCACGCAAACGTGCTTCAGGTGCTTTGTCAAAAAAGTCTAAAACCTTTCGTTGGTTTTTACTAATCTTTTGGCCTTTTTGCTCACGTATTTTAAAACGCCAGTAACTGTTAAGGAGATTTGATCTAGTCCCTTCTGGAAGATCACCCTCTCGTATAGCCAAACGAATTTTGTCCATGTGTCCTTGTTTAGCTACAGATACAAAACGCTTGTAAAATTCTAGAGGCGTTGCGTCAGGCATTGCTTGTTTAGCAGAGTCTAGTATTTTAGAGCTAGCTAAAGCTGATACAGCAGACGGTGAAGTACCTTTTGACACACCTATTGCCTCTCCCTGTAGCCCTTCTCCGGTTTGTGGTCGACGGACAACTAAAGATGTTTTACCTGTTTTCACAGGATCCACTGTTTCGTTTCCGTAAGCGTCTTTCCTTTTTCTATCGCCTACGCCATGAACCTGATACAAATGCTCCATTGCGCCTTCTAGTACGTTGCTAGGTATATTATCAGTGTAAGACGCAAGACCTTCTTTTACACGCTCTTTGTTAGCTAAATCCGTCCAATCTTGGGCAAACCGCTGTACTTCTATTGTGTTCCCAACCACTGTATCCATAGCTGGCGCTGTTTCACCACGGCGCTGTGTTTCCATGAAAGAACTCTGGAGTGCATTGGCGTCCCTGATTGCACCAGTAGAACCACTGTATTCCTGAGTCCTTCCGTCGCCCGTGCCTAGCCCTCTTCGTCTCGCCTGTGCTGTTGGGCTAAAACCCTGCGTTACTGCTAGACCAACGTTAGGAACAGCGGCGTTCAGCGTAGACACAATTTTATTCATTGGGTCTGGGGATCTATAAAAGCCTTCTATTTTAGTAGGCGTATTATCTGCAACAGCTTGTAGAGACGCAGGAATAGAAGAAGCGCCTCCTCTAAGCATACCTATGTCAGCAACCGCTCCTAGTGTTGCCGCCGCTCTAGGATTCTGCGAGGCAAGCTGAGAAGCTCTCTGCCCAACGTCAGTCTGCATGATGCGCTCTGTGATTCCCAGATTAGGAACAACCGTATTAACTAAGCCAGTAATAGGAGACATTGCTCTATTGAAGCCACCAGCGGTTGTTAGGGCCGCACCTGTAGCCAAGTTTTTAGCGGCTTCTGAGTATTGACCCTGCTGTAAATTAGGAACAACCATATCTGAATACTGTCTGCCCTGCTCCATCTGGCGGCTACCTTCGTCGTAAGCCTCACCTATGTTTCTAAAAGGAGTAGACGCAATATTCAAGGTTGCATCACGGTACTCCCTTTCTTTGGCCCTCGCCTGTTCTCTGTACTTCTTACGAATGGAGTAAAGATTTTCAGCCATCTTCTTCAGTCTCCTCATAGTTTCTTATTTCATCTATGAGATCAATCAATACCAACCTATCTAGCTCCATTCTTTCTAATTCTAGAGGGTCATTGATTTTCTTTATGGCTTTATTGGTTGTAGACAAAAGCTCTGCATACGCTTTTAAAACAGCGGCTTTACCGTGCCTCTTTATTTGTTTAGCAAAAACGGTTCCTACGGCGGCTCCCGCAATGGCAGTAGCGGCGATAGGAGATCCTGTAGCTAGACTAGCAGTTGCTATCACTGATAAAGCAGTAGCAGACAAAGTAATACCTGTGTTTTGCTTAATACTATCTAGTAGCCTTGCAGGAACGTTTATGCCTTCTCTATTCCTCTTATTAACAAGCCTGTCCATAGCTGTTAAGGTTCGGTACTGCTGGTCCAGCAAGTGATGTACTTCGTTACCTTTTGTGTTTCCTTTTAGATAGTCGTTCATTACGCCACGAACCAGTTTACCGGCAAGTGCTTGATAGGTTGCAACGTCTGCTTCAAGTGTTTGTCCTGATGCTTGAACTGCCGTATCAAAGCGTCTTCTAGCTCTCAGCAATCCTTTTAGGTCTGTCCCTTCTTCTGCTATAATTTTTTGGGCTAAATCCATGTATTTTATAAACTGTTTTTGAGCTTGGTCAGTAGCGAGTTGGAAAACGTCGCTATTCATAAAATCACCCATTGTTTCAGAAAATTCAAGGTTTAGAACTTCCATGTCTACCGGCTTGTTTTGTGCCTTAATGTACTGATCTAGTTTAACTCCCTGTGTTTCTACATGATTCTGCATAATATCAAAATTTTTAGTAACAGAACCATAGGGCTGTATTCCGGGTATCGTCTGGACTGTATCAATAAGTGATTCATCAAACTCATTTGGAACCCAAGTTCTTGTCTGTAGTATTCCAGTTGGCGGCGCTTTGTCTTGAGCCGTTAATGTTTCTGGAGTAAACATACGAGTAAGTGCTTCTTTCCTGCGAGCTAAATCAGACTTAACTCCCGCTTTTCTAGCCCTCATTTCTCCGGGCAGTTTTAAATCTAAATCTACTAAATCAGGTCTAGCAGAAAACAGCCCCATTAAATCAAAACCTGTTCCTAAGTTTTCTTTAACTTGCTCTGCTAAAGCTCTATTGTTTTTCTCCCAGTTTTTATATGATTCGTAACCAGAAGCAATAGACAGCATCATTTCTTGAACGCCGGGGTTTTGATAGAACTCCTCTAGTTTTTGTCCAGCGGCAGTAACAGCTTGGTCAAAAAAGGTTTTTATCGTTTCTGGAATAAGAGGCGTAAAGGCTTCTACAGCCATAGCTCCTCCAGTTCTTGCCGCTTGAGAAACAGCAGTTGCGGCTATGTCTGATACACCAATTTGACCAGAGCCGGGAACCCCCGGTATCTGCATTGCTTGCGTGGCTAGCCTACGTGTAAACTCAGGCTTAAACTCTGTAGTGGGTTGCATCACACGCTCAACATAAGAGGGCGGTGGAACAATAGCTTCTTGTTCAGCCTCTATTTGAGCTTGATACTGTTGTTGAGCAAACGCTAAAATTTCCTCTTCAGTCGCCCCTTCAGGATGCCTGACAGTAACTTCTCCAGCAGGAGTTTTAACTTTAGTTTCTGGCATTTTCTGACCTCTAAGGTGTTTGTGGAACTATCTCAAAGCCTTCAAATCTACTGCCTTTTGGAACCAGAACAGGATCGTAAAAAGCCATAGCAGATTGTTGCTCTTCTCCTAGCTTACTAGATACAGAAGAACGCATTTTGTTGTAGCCGTTTATTTTTCTAGTGGCGGCTTCTCTGTATTCATTTAGCACGTTTTTAATTGAGTTAGCGTCTAAAGTAACATCTCCAGCAACAACCTTTAACGTAAATTTCAAGTCATTATCAGAAAGTCCAGTACCAGCACCTAGGTTTTTAATGTACTCTGCAACTCGCTTTGCCGCCTCTGCTTGAAACACTTCAGTTTGTTCTATTGCTAAATCGTCTACCGGTATTCCAACGGCTTTCATAAACTTTTGAACTTGTAGGTTTACGTTAGCCAA